CTAGACCAAGCTTTAATCTCTACCAATCCCTTTAAAGAACCTGTAGTGGTATTATACCAAAAGTCTCCTTCAGATAGAGATGGAGGGTCACTTGCTACGGATTGAATTGTATCGCCTAAAGATGGACTAAATGTAGTAAGATTGGAAAGTGAGTCATTGTTGACGTTAGACGCTGGTACTGTACCTGAAAGGTCAGTAGCGTCAAACTTACCATCACTTAAAATGTTGTTGGCGAGATTTCTTTTTAAAGAGCCCATGCTTTAGAACTCCTATGTGTTTATCGGTAAATATTTAACCGTGATTTCAGCGCCACTTGCTGGTGCTGTAACAAATGTTAATGTTGTACTTGAAATTGTATAATCAGTTGTTGGTGTTAAAATAATACCATTGACATCTACAATTACATCATCAACTGTTCTACCAGAGTTGATTGTTAATGTCGTTGTAGAACCATCCCCTGTACCTGTCGCTTTTCCATAAGTTAAAGTCGTTTGAATACCAGTTGATTTTACCTGTGTTACAGCACCATCATTGATTTTAGCAGTTGTAATTGCTGAATCTTCTAATCCGTTTGTATCTATTCTTGTTAAAGCCATATGTTATCCTTATTATGGTTTAGTTGGCCAAGTGATATTATTACATTTTTCAACAGTATCTACACCGTTTGTAATATCTCTCAAAGCCTGTCTATAAGTTGTCATAGCATCTGTTAATGTATTGTCAGAAAGAGCAAGATAATCAGTTTGTGCGATTAGTCTATCTCTTTTTGCTCTTACATCAGCGATTGCTCTATCAAAAGCACCTGCAGCCCACGCTGCTTCTTCAGTATCTCTGGCCGCTTCTTCTTCAGCAGTGAATTGTACTTGTACTCCGTTTACTAATTTAAATCTTGGCATTTTGTTGTTCCTTTTCTACTATTTATACTTTAACTTACTCCGAATAACAAGATGTCTCCAGAATCTATAGTACCTGCACTTGGTTCGAATTTAACTCCGTCAATAGCTACTGTTACATTACAATATCCAGATACAAAAACACTCTCTGAATAATTATTTGTTTGATAATATTGTGTTTGTGCAAGAAAATGTTTTACAAAAGTTGTACTTGCTGGATTAAAAATTGTTAAATAACCTGATAATGATTCATCATTTGCATTTCCAAGATTTTCTGCAATTGTTTGATTTCCTGTAGATTGTGCTAAATCTCTACCTGTTTGATAAGATAAATCAGTTGTAGTATTTGCCTCATCGTGTTGAGTTCTAAAAAAAGTTGATGTTTTAGTAGCATCAAAACTTGAACCACCATCTCTAAAATTTATTTCAAAATTACAAGCATCATTAGAGAAATGTAAGTTATTAAAATAAAAAATATATTCCTTATATGTGCTATCAATCCCAGATGTAAACTCTATACTAGCACTAGAACTAGCAGTAGCTTTTGAGATAAACTTTAAACTACCACCAAAGCCAGATGCCATTGAGCCATTGTCGAATATTGTTGTGCCGTTAGATATTAGTCCCATTATGATACTCCATACATTTTGATTATGCCATCATCTATGTTGCCAGAACTAAATTTAAACTGAATAGCATTAACAGCAGATGTGGTGTCAAAATAACCAGCAACAAAAGCTCTTTCTGAATGATCTGATTGCTCTGAAAATTGACAATCTGATATAAAATGTTTGACAAATGTCGTTGATGACGGATTGAATAATTGTAAAGTTGCAGATAAACTCTGGTCATTATCTGCACCAACTTCATTACCATTTAATCTTACAAAATTTGTGCTTTGTGCTAAATCAGCAGATGTTTGATAACCTAAAAATGTAAATGAATCATCTTCTTTATGTAATGTTGAAAAATTAGTAGTTGTCTTTGTAACATTATAATTACTTCCACCATCTGTACTTCCATTAAATGTAAATTGAACACTATTTGTTGCTGGGTGAATATCTATAAATTTAAACACATAAGAATCATAAGTTGAATCTATATTAGATGTAAATGAAATAGATGCACTTGCACTTGCAGTTTGAGTTGAAAGTAATATTAAACTTCCTGTTGATACTGCACTATCTAAAGCACCATTGTCTATTAAGGTTGTTCCGCCTGATACTACTGCCATTTTAACTGTCCTTTATTCCATACATTTTAAATATCCCAGTATCAATATTACCACTATCCATTTGAAACTTCATTCCTGTAATTGCCGCTGTTGTGTTTACATACCCACTCACATAACTATTTTGACTGTAACTACCAGCAGCAGAGCCATCGCCTACATATATATTAGCATTTGATATAAAATGTGTTGTAAACGTAGTGCTTGAGGGATTGAATAACAATAATTCGCCAGAACCACTATTATCGCTTTCAGTTCCAATAGGCACTGTCAAAAAAGGTTTTGAACCAGAGTTAGCCATATCTCTTGTAGTTACATATGTTAAGTTACCATCACTACCAGCATCATTATGTGCGGCTCTAAAAAATGTAGTTTGATGAAGTAAATCATAATCACTACCAGCACTATCTGAAAAATCTATGCAAAGTTCTTGTTCGTTAGCACCCTGAACACTCATATAAGTAAAAAGATAAATTGGATATGTACTATCTATTCCACTTGTAAATTCTACTGATGCTGAACTTGATGCGGTTTGTTCAGATAATAAAACCCGACTACCTAAAGATACACTAAAAGCACCATTATCTAGTATTGTTGTGCCGTTGGAGATAAAAGGCATTTCTAAATCTCCTCTAATGTAAACTTATATTTTTTGCCTGAATTGTTATTGATTAAATATAGATTGTCAGCACCCTCTTGGATTGTCCAAGAACCTTTTGTGCCATCAACATCATTACCTTGTTCTTTGGCTTCGTTAGATAAATTTAAGTCTCCTGTATAGATGTTTGCCCATACTTTTGATGAAGAACCTAAATCATAGGTATCAGTTGTATCAGGAATTAAACTACCTGTAATTTCTTGTGAGTTAATATCTAATGCACCACCAAGCTGTGGTGTAGTATCGTTTACTAAATCTGTCGTTACGGCCACAAAAGAGTTATCCCCTCTTAAAAAAGTAGTTGCGTCTTTTGTACCTGTAGCAGATAGTTTTGCTAAAGTAATCGTACCATTTTCTAAATCAGCAGCACTTACTGACAAATCTGTGATTGCTTGTGAATTGATTTTACTAATTGCCATAGTTTCTCTCTCTTTATATTTATACTATTTATTCATCTGTATCCGTTATAGGATTATAATTTTTTGCGTCATTAAACGTTGTAATTGTTGTTGTAAATCCAAAATCGTCATTCGCATCGGCGCTAGTAGGATTTGGAGTAATTGTAATTCTTTCTTCTCTTGTTGATGTTGGTGTATCACTATATAAATCAGATTGTACTTCTTTAATTGTTTTTTGAGTAGTCGCTGGTCCAAATAGATAAGTTTTAGCGGTAAAGTTAAGTGTATAGATTACCGCTCTACGAGTTGTATAATCACCACTATAACTATCTTCATAATTTACATCATTGAGTATAATCGGTACATCTCTTTTTATATCTAATTCTGGTACTGCGATAACTGTGACAGTATAATCAGGTTGAAAGAAAGGAAGTATTTGTTCTACAATTTGTAGACCTGATTCCGCTGTTGCTGTAAAGATATTTAATGTATAAGATATATTATAAGGAACAGGTGTGTAATTATAATTCATTACCTTCCCTTCCTTATCTGTTTTTACAGTCTTATACTTTTGTATTCTTGTTAACTTACGAGCACCATCATATGAGATACCAGATATTTCAAAACTCATTCTTGGTAAAGTAATGGCAAACTCTCGTTCTTCTAAATTTGGTTGTTGATCTAATCGTGTTAAAAACTTTTCTTTTGGCGCATACGCTAATGGTACCGCAAGAGTTTGAACCACATTACCAGAGGAATCTGTTCTTTTAACTTGTATCTTATTAAACAGTTGACCAAACGCCACTGTCATTCTTCTCATACTTTCGTTATAGAAATACTTACCAAACATTAAAAGCCACCTCCGTCTGGATCACCAAAAGGGTTTCTTTCTGTGAA